CCTGTTTCTGGTACGTACTTGTAGTATTCTTTTAGCTCTTCAACGGCGGGCAACGGACAGGGAGCTACCATTGGCTTGATGAGTGTATCAATATACTAGCATACACGGATCAATTTATCGCCATAATTCATGAAGGTATATACGAGTGCCAACCGAAACATCTGCCGGGCCTGGTAATGCCTGGATAAATTCAGCGCCAGAACGTTCGTAACGATAACGAGCCTGGAACGGATCTTTGTAGTTTGGAACGTAAAGAATCTGNGCAAGTCGATTGGTTTCGTAGAGATAAATCTCGTCCCAAACCTTCAAAGATTCCCTGGCATTGCTGGAGCGAATCGTACGATCCACATCACCAACGATGTTTTCAATACGAGTAGAAGGCGAAGTAGCAACTTCGGTTTTCTTCTCGGCAGTATCGCAACGACCAAGTTGAATAATAACTTTGTCGTAGAAGTATGAATCCGGGATGGTGTTCATAGCTTCTTCCAGGCGTGCGTAATCGCCCGCTGGTACGGTGACCGTGAAGTAGCCGAGGTGGTATCGGACTCTACTTTTATCGAAGTCGCTGAGATGCACAGCTTAGTTCCGTATGTTTTTCATTATAAGCTCATTGGATTTTGNAGAACTCCAAGGCCTCCCATTGCTTGCATCATTTGTTCCATCGTTGCACGATGATCNGTGCGTTGNGGGGGATTAAGTAATTGTTGCATCATTGTTGTTTGNANTTGATCTTGCATATAACGTTTNAAAAAATCTTGTCGTGTTTCTGCAGTATTTGCATCAGCAGTAGTACCTGGACTACCAGATTGACCGGTGGGAACTAAGACTTCAGTTTCTGTTTCAGGGCGATCAACATTACCGTGTCCTACGCGGAAAAGAACTTTGCCACTCGGATCTAAAGCCTCAGAAAAATAACCATACCCTCCACCACTGCCGCGACGAATTTTACCTCCTGCTACACCAGGGAGATAAATAGATGCGTCTTCTACAGCTCCTTTATCAAACCTACTCTTACCTTTAAAAGGTACATAGAAATCAAATGAGTCCCAACCGGGATGTCTGCTATGGCTGTGGGCACCTGACGCACGTTCTAATAAATCAACTTTGTCCGCAAGATTTGCCGCTGGATCCCATCTTCGCCCTGATACTGCAGCATTAGAAAACTCAACATTACGTCCCAAAGCATTGTATTGATTTGCTACCGCGTCCATCGCTTTAACGCGCTCTGCAATCGGCAATGATTGCAACATCTTTAAATCGATGTGATAGTCCGTACTCCCACCGATCTTTCCACTGGGACCTGTATAGCCAGAACGATGAACGGAATATGCCATGTTGTTTTATTTCTTATTTTACGTGCAAAAAACCCCCGGTTTCCCAGGGGCTAGATAGGAGATAAGTATCAAACTCTGATCAAGTCTGCTGCTAAAACCGCGTCCCAATCAACCCGTTTAATTTGCTTTAACTGTTCAAGATTGTTAAACCTTTCACCCGATAAGGACATCTGAAGATCTTTAATTTCTCGAGCTGTTTTCAATCCGATACCTTTAATATGATCAGCGATCATTTGTGGGGTAGCGCCATTGATGTTAAGGCGTGTGTCCGGGGGGAAAGTGCGTGGTTCTTCCTGCGATGCTTTATCTTTCACACGAAGAGTTTTTACTTTCTTCGTGGCTTCTTCATCAGGTGTGAGTTCAGTTTTGTAAGCGGTGTAAAGGCGACCGTCCTGGTCTTTGACCATGAACCAATCGCCTTGATCCCATTCGCTTACAATCTCAACACGTGCACCTGTCTTTTTATGCTGATAAAGCATATCTGCAGTTGGTGTAGACATAAGACCAGTTGTTCACTGGTCTTAGTTTAACCTAATCAGCTAACAACGCGACCAGTGAGGTACATGTCGATATCTTCGTAACCAGGGGCGACATCAGGTTGGATGTAGCACACTTCCACAACCAGGTAACCAGCGCGGCTGGCGGCACTGTCAGCGGCAGAAATGTAGAAACCACCGGAAGTCGTGGTGCTATTAGCGGTTTCCTTAGCGAACACTTTGAAAGTGGTCGAGCTATTCAGCGAGTAGTAAGCGTTACCAGGGAGAGGACCAAGTACGCCGGAGCTCAGAATGAAAGGGTTAGTGCCGTAACCTGCAGTACCACCAGCAAAGTAAATCTCGCCAGCTTGGGTACCAGATACGGTAGAGGTGAGGTTAGCTTGTGCCACACCTTCACCAACACCCGAAGCAGCAGTGGGGCTACCACCATTGCTACGACCGAAGGAGATCACGTTGCCAGTTGCGGCATACACACCAGAAGCAACGGTACCGTCCCAACCGGAAGCCACGGAAATCGCAGTGCGATACACGTAAGCAGGCAGGGTGGAGTCACCAGAGATCACCATGCCAGTGATGTTGGGACGAGTGTCGTCTTGGCGGTAAGGCGAAGGAACGATCACATCAGCATTAGAGGTGACGGCAAGAGCGCCGGTGCCACCAGAAATGCCTACAACGGGCACATAACCACGCTGCTGGAAGTAACGGTAACCAGGAGTAGCAAGCACCGAAGTAGGGCCTGCGTTGGAACCGGTATTAGTACCAGCGGCGTTAGGGTTGATATTACGATACCAACCGTTGAGAGCATTATTCCAGTTACCTGGATAAATCTTTTTAGCCGTTAAATAAGTCATCTATCTTTCCAGATATGTTTGTTGTTATCAGATGTTGCCGTCATCTTGGATGAAGCTGAACGCAGTGGTGATGAAATCGGTGTTAAGGATTTCGAAACCAGCGTAAAGTTGCCAAATCAGAATGATGAAGCGGCTGAAATCGTCGTTGTTGTTGATCAGCACCTGAGCATTCGGGCCGCCGATACCAACGCCAACAGCTTGAGGACCGAAGAAGTAACCTTGGGCCACTTCACGAGAAGCATAAGTACCACCAGTGCCATCGAAGGAAGCACTGATGCTCTTGCTTGGGAAGTTGGTCGATTCGAAGAACTTCACACCTTCGAACTGAACGCCGGTTGGCATTACAGGTTCACCAGCCAGGAAGTAACCTTGACCAGCCTGGGGACCCATGTAGAAGCTGGCGTTGTTAGGCATCATGGGATTACCCATGTACATGCCTTGACCAGGGTTACCAGCGTAACGAGCGATCTCACGGAAGTCAGGATCACGACGCAGGTGCATCATGAAGACGGGATCGCAGATGCAACGATACAGACCATCAGAGAAGGTCGGCACGTTACGCTTACGCAGGTCCTTAACAACGTTCAGCAGGTCGGTACGAACCTGGAATTGCTGAACATCAGCAGTGTACTCAGTGGCGGTGTAAGCAATACGACCAGAGGAATCTTTGGTCTTACCACCAGCAAAGTAGTAACCGCCTTGCGAAGTAGAGGCGGCTCCATTGGCTTCAGCTTTGGCGAGTTCATCAAGGAACACGCGGTCACGCCAACGGCGATAGTCGTCGAGCAGCGTCAAGCTACCGATCGACTGGTGGAACATATTAAGGTTGCCGGAATCCAGAAGAAGGCGCTGTGCCGTAATCAGGGTCTCACGAGCAATCTTGAAGGTCGAAGGTTGAGTAGGATCACCCGGGTCCGCAGGACCGGTGTATTCCTTCAGCACAACAAGCACCTTCTCTTTGGTGATGTTGCGGCTGTTGGCAGTACCGATAGTCTGGTCGGACACACGCTCACGGCTGTCCTTGGTACCAGGGGTACCCCAGAACTTATAGCGATCTAACTGAACGGTTTGACCAGGCTGCCGAGTAAAGTCATGAACGACCACAGGCTCGACTGCCATTTCTGCGATGTACGCAGGATGGGGACGGTAAAGTTCCGCGCCCAAGATTTTTGGAAAGTCATTATCAATAAACACTTTGTTTCATCCTCCGTGTGATCGTCTAGGAAGTGTTTGTTATCGGGTAAAAGATTCAGACATTTCCATGTCTTATCTATTAGAAATTTTAGCAGTTAGTAACTTATTAGTTACATATACTGCAAAGTAGGTGTGGCCGTACGTGCCATCAAGGTATTGCTGGAGCCATAACGCTCTGGATCCTCACCTTGAACGACGTTCATAACACCACCACCAATCGTGCCACCAAGTGCACCTGCGCCAAGGACGCCTAGTCCAGTGCCAAGTGCAAACTCAGCCCTGGGACTAGTAGAACCTGCCTTAACAAGTCTGCTCATGTAACCTGGCCCAAGAGTTGCCCCTACTCCTGCACCTAAAGCACCGGCGCCTAACGCTTCCGCAATTAGACGACCGGGACTTTTTTCTTGTGCTTGACCGGTAACAACGTTTCCAAGAGTGGCAAGACCAGCGGCGGCGGCACCTGCACCAAGAGTCGACAATGCTGGGTTCATTGCTGCATTGGTTAATGCCGCTTTACCCCTTGCGAGTAATGGATCAAACTTACCGGCCAGTTTCATTGCCTCACTCCATCACAAACAGTTTGTTTGCAACGACTTGAGGTTG